CCTGGTTCATCTGTTCGAGCTGTTCCTGACTTGCTCCCTGTCTTTCAAGAGATTCTACAAGCCACTGTACTGAAGCGTAAGGAAGACGAATGTTGTCCTGCTTACCTGTCTCAGGGTTCGTGCGCTTCAACTGCACAGTCACCAAGAATCCATCTGTCGGGATGCGGGATTCTTTCAATGCTTGAACTGCTCTTTCACGCTCAACGATAGCAGCTTCCAATTGATTTTTGTAGGCCTCAAAATTGGAAATTATCTGCTGATCGAGCAATTTAAAGTCTGCTTGCTTCATACGATGTGCCAAACGATTGACGGTGTACTCCATGTTGCCATACGGATTCACCGCAGGCTGCTCACCACGTTCCAGGGCGAGGATGTCGTTGGTAGCGCAATCGTAATCAATGGTGAAGTCTTCAAACGCTTCCTGCTCGTTAGCGAATGGGCTCACGCGCATGAGCTTACCTATGTCTTCTTTACCAAGATTGTTTCCTGCGTACTGAAGAACATGGTTGATCATGAGCTGCTTACCAAGCATCGAGTCCATGTCATCCGACATAGGCATAACTTGGATGCGGGAACCACGTTTGTCTGCGTGCTTGAACTCAGAAATGTTGACGTACTCTTTCTTGCCGATCATTGGAATCAAATGGCTTTCATCCATGTATCCACGGCAAGTTTCAAGAGCAAGTTCCCACATTTTTATGAGGAATCTCTCAACTTTCGTTGAGTAAATAACAAATTTCTTTTTATTGCGAATTGAACGGAACAACAGAGAGTACGCATCGAGCTGCGCAGGAATTTCCTCTGTATCCTCGAAGACGTTCGCCACTTTGTACATCTCATCAATGTTGTTATTGATTGATTCTACAAATTGGAGCCCCGTCCGTCCTTGGACGACTTGCGGCTGCATGCCTGTGAAATTCACCTGCCGTATCCCTGGCAACATAGCCCCGTTAGTGAGTTTAGTCCCACTTTGAACAAGGATTTTATCATCCCCGTGTACAATCGAGTTCATGGCCTGCTGAGATGCCTCTCGGTTAATCTCAGCTTGGTAAGGACGAAGCTGTTTAATGATCGAACGGTGACGTGGAGATGTCTTCAGTTCGTCAAAGCCTTCGTAAATCAGGGGGAAGATTCCCAGGGGAAGTTCACCCTCAAAAAGGATGCCTGCTTCTGTCGCAATATAGTAGTAGCCTTTCGGATACTCCATGCAAGGACGATAGTAAAATTCCTTGAGCATGCACTCTGTCTTGCTTTCTTTGTATTCTGCTTTCTGAGCATCGAACACAAGATAAGTTTCATCATTTGATGGCTTGATGAGTTTCAATTTCTCTTCATCGTCACCAACAATTTTCTTGAGGTCTGCCACATTCACCATTTTGCGGTAAATGAGATACGGACTCTCCTTCATCGTCTTTGCTTCCTTAGCTCGAAGCAAATTAAAACCAAGAATACGCTCAAAAACAATGTCACCACTAAAAACAGGGTTTTTAGAAGCAACAGGCTGATTTTGCTCATCAACCACGCCCTGGCCAAACTCGTCCACTTCCTGAGCGTAACCAAGGAACTCTCCTTTGTTCGCGTCCCAAAAAATCTTGGCGCACATTTCACCGATGTCGATGAAGTCTGAAACGATTTTATCTACAAAATCGTCTAGCTCATGTTTTTTCTGCAAGTGTTGGCGAACAGCATCGTTCAACTCTGCTGTTTTTTGATCTTGAATCTCAGTCATGTTGGCAGGAACGATTTTCACTCCTGGTGCCTGAGAAATAATGTTGTTGCGATAAATCTTAACGATTTTTTGGACGTGATTTTTTGTGATACGAATTTTTTGATTCTCCGCTATGTCGCGGGAATCTTTAATTCGATCATAAAATTTTGATCTTCCCTTCGCGTAGTGTTCACCCGCTACCAGGAGGATGTTAGAGCGTTGTTCAGCAAATAAATCTTTATCAACTTGCTCTGAATCACGGTAAATCTGATTCAGTTCCTCGATTTTCTTCATTCTCTATTTCTCCTGACGAAAGTAATTCCTCGAATTGAGCAGGGTCAGTCACGAGCATTTGCTCTAGTTCTGCCTGCTTCATGTCCTGTTCTATTTTCTGTAGAACTTCAGGACTCATCGTTGGGATTTCTTTCTCAGGGCCTTGAGAATGAATCTCGATGGGTTGATCTTCTTTTTGCTCCTTACTTGGGGTGCGATCTTTGAAATGAACTTCCAGTGTTCCATATTTCAACATGGACACACCGTTAGTCGCACACGATGCGATTATCTCACAAACATCCTTGACATTCAATTCAGAACTCGTCATGAAAACTTCCCCAAAATTCTAACTCGTTATCAATACTATCTTGCTCAACATTTCCAGGCAACATCATTTCACGTCTTCTGACAAGCTCGCCTTTGTTGCGTTCGTGATCTTCCTTGACCTTTTTCACGAGCAGTTCGTTCTTTTCGTCAAGGTTTTCTTTCACTGCTGTCCAATCCCAAGGGATTCGTGTGATGGCATACCTCATACCGTCGATGAAATCATCAACAGCATCTTTTTTAGGTGTGTCTGCATGAAGATTGCACAACTCATCCACGAGTTTTGTCAACTCAGGGTCTTCAAACACGTCGAGTATGCGATTTTTGAACAAAGTGTTGAGCATGTCTGTCCCAAGCTCCTGCCCTTTCTCGGCAGGGATGAAAGGCTCACCCACTCTGCTTGCAACGATGAAAAAATCCCGCGCATGGTGATCATAAAACTGACCTGTGAGCTTGTCCTCACCGCGCAGTTCTCTGAATTTCTCAAGGATGTCACCAGAGGCAGTGAGCACACCGTCTCCTCTCCACCCTTTGTACACCGCTGCCTTCTTATAATCAGGACGAACGGCCACAAAGACTATCGCAGCGGGGTGTCTGCCTCCACCAGTGCCAATATCAATTCCACAAAACTTGTGCCAGGAGGAGATGTCGTAAGGTTTTACTACGTTCACATTCGGGTCAAAGTCCCCATACTTCGTTCTACCCTCACGCACGAACTTACCGTGAACCCGCTTCTGTATTTCAAGCTCGTTTCTACAGTCACCTTCAATCGTTTTAATTCTCCCCAGCGACCATGGAGTGTGTTCGTCCCCATCTTCGTACACGAGACAGTCGTACATGGAAACCTGAAGCTTGAAAGCGTTCGGAAATTTTTCCTGCGCTTTACTCGAAGGCTCAATAGCTTGCTTCCAGAAATTTTGTGCGAGAGTCGGGGTGCATACCATGTGAAAATATCCATCGGTAGCAGCGAGACGAAATTTAATTTCATCGTAGTATGTCTCGGGAAGCTCTTCATCTGTGAACACAGCATAGACTGTGGACGACTGAATGTTCTGCACCTTCTGCCCATACGTTTTGAACGCAACACTCACACCACTGTTGAAATGCAGGACGGGCAATTTTGTTTTTGAATCTAAATTCTCAATGTGCCATCCGAAAATAGGATGCTCTTTCATCTCTCCACGGGGCAGGAACTCAGGTATCCATTTTTTGTGAAGCTCAGTGCGAATCGTCTCTGCGTCTGGCATGAAATACCAAAACAGATTCGGGGTTCTCGTGGGCCATAACTCTGGCCACAGTTTTGTAGCTGTCGCCCAATGAATACACTTTCTAATTTGTGTCGATGACTTGGAAATCTGGTTCGCAGCAAACAAGAGACACATCTTGTTCCTGCTGTCAAAAAAATCTCTACTCCACTTGTAAAATTTAAAACCATACAGGTGAGGGAGATTTTGCTTGTATTTTTCTTCTTCTTGTTTTTTCAGTAACTCACGGTATTTTGCTTCAAAGATTTTTTCTTTGTTGCTCATCTCTTGTAGTCCGGCTCGTGAGTCTGAATTTCAATGATGTCCGAATCCCGCAGCACGATGTCCTGCTCGGAGAGTTTTTCTACCTGCTGCTGCGTCTCCTGGTACAACTTCTGAACTTGATCAGCAGTGATTCCCAGGTGGACGTTCTTCGTGGTGATTTCATGCTTATGCGTGATAGGGCCATTGAGGCGGGTATCGAGCAA